TGGGAATCGAAGTACGCAAAGTCAAATGTAACATTCGGGACATTGCCTTCAATGGTGGAAATAGAACAATAGTCGCTCGGTAGCTGTTGAATCGTAATGCTGTCATTGGTCACCCACAGCGTTCCATAGAATGTGTCCTCACGCAAACACACAGTAATGATTTTTGGGAACTGTGTTTTTGCATTCATTGCGGACAACACATTAAGAACCTTGCGGTAGTTACGATTGACAGACTTGACATTGGCAGACTTGGGGTCAATACGATACGGGGATACAACATAAGCAAGGTCGGTTAGACCTGCAAAATACTGTACCAGTCGTCTAAAGTGGGAGCTTGCTCCATAGATGTATGTTACAGCATTGCGGAGCTGCTTCTCATATGTATAGGGGTTAGACAGATATGTGGTAATATCGTCCTTGGAAAACAGCGAGAAGGTCGGTGTGGTAGTATTATTGTTCAGGTCTCTAGTAATCAGCTTATTGATTAAAGCAAACTTGCTAGAGATTCCAATCATGCCGTCCACACTAACGACTTTGGGCTCTTTTGGTTTGGTCTCTTTGCTTTCTTTCGCAGGCGCCTTAGTACCAGCTCGGCGTGTTGCGTCGGCCATGTTTGCCACTCACCGCCTTTCCTTTGTGATTAGGTGCCTTGATAATAAAGGCACTCTCAGAATTGTTGTTCTGTTTCCGGCTCAGCTTATTCTCAAGCTGAGTGGCGACATAGAAATTGTAGCTAAGACTGGAGTAGCGGTCTTTTCGCATACCAGCCTTCTCAAAAAGTCTGACTCTGCCACCGCTTTCCTCATGCCGTAACTTCGTCAACTCATCAATTAGAAGAGTTGTGTTGATATACGGCAGTTGAAGTTGTAGCTTCTCAGCAGGGTTTAGAGACTTGTAGCCTTTGATTTCTCCAAGCAATTCTTCGGAATCATACTCTGTCATCAAGAGGCGGATTCTTCCGCTTCTGAATCCTTCTCTCAACAAGAACGCACAATCAGAGTTGAATTGTAGGCTACCTTTGATAGCCCAGATTACTTTATCTGCAGTAGGCACTGTGCATCTGGATGCCATTTCCGCATTATTACAACAAGACAGCGCAGGGTATATCTCGCCGGTCTCCGGGTCGACTATATCTCTAGCAAGCGCATCATATACACCAAGGCCAAGTCCTGAGCAGTCCAGAACCAAGTGGTCACAAGCGAACTCGTCGAATAGTCTTCGAATCACGAGCGCTTGGTCGTCAGTTCGTAAACCCTCACACGATTCAGCATACACAATGTTGCTGATATATCGTCCGGCCTTTGTCGGCATAAGCTGGTTGATAAAGATAGCCGTTGCGTCGTTGTTGTTCTTCTTACTAGACATCAAGGCGATATCAGCGGACAAAATCCGAATCTCGCCGTTCTGCTTAGCAGGTATCTTTATAGGTTGAGATGTAACAACCTTTGAAGATATTTTGTCTGGAAGCATCGGGTACTTAATTCTTCGGTTCTTAGAGATAGAACTGAAATCAAAGAAGGCGTCTTCTTCCGAACCGTACCACAACGCATCCATTTCCATACTCCAACGAATTTCACTAAAGTCACTTTCAGCCATTTCGTCTGCAACAACTTCGGGGTCAAGCAATCCTTCATGGATAGAAAGTTCGTATGGGAATCCGCACACAAATTGCCGTCTGGAATCATCCAGCATTGCGTTGTATGTGTCCTCGCACTTTGTGTAAGACCAGTGGTCTTTGAAGAACGGAGAGGTTAACCACAGCGTCAGGTTCTTTTCCTTATCATACTCACGCTTCTTTTCCTCGTCTGTTAATTCTGCATACAAAGGAAGACGGCGGAATGTCAGGAACTTCTTCAAGACGGTATCAATGGTGTCTTTGGAAATCAGGCGATACTCATCGAGCAGCAGAACATTGCATCGGTTACCTCTACTGCTGTCAGATGCAGTAACAACCTTGATGATACTTGTATTCTTAAACGCAATCTGAGCGTTGTTGCCATTGATTCGTGTTTCCTTATCGTTAATTTCCGCACACAATTCAGGAGACTTTGGCTTCAATTCTTGAATTATCTTTTCAAGCACATTGATTGCCTGTCCTCTTGTGCCGGAAGCGATACAGACACGAGTGCCTGGATACAGAATGCAACGGACAACACAATAGATTGCACTTAGATATGTTTTACCTAGACCACGACACGCAATCAGAACGAATGTCGTACTCCAGAACATCATTACAAGCAGGAACTTCTGGAACTTTTTTAGGTTCAGGTGTAAATAATCAGCACAGAACTTGTCCGGGTTTAGACGGTAATATGCTCCCCAGAGAGCTGCGCCGTTCATAATGCGGTCATGTCTGTTCAATCATCACCACCACCCTTAGATACGCCGGAGTACGCATCACTCAGCAATGTCTCGTCATCGTCTCCGTCATACTCAGGGCGCTCGACACGAAGTCTATCAACCTCTTCCTCATACAGCCTGGTGTAGCCGTTCTTGATGTTCATCATCTTGCAAAGATGTCCCATCCATGTGAAAATGTATTTCTTTACACCGTTCACATCCTGTAGGTCTTTATCAACTTCAGGCAGCGGCCTTTTGTTTTCGTAACGATATAGCCATACACCGAGCGGTGTATTCGCCAAAGAACTCTCATAGTCGTTAGACTGCTTCTGTGCAGGCTTCAAGCTTGCGCTTCCGAGCAGAGTATTCAGCGTATTGATGTTCTTATCGGCGGATTTACCTGCCGCACGGTCTCTATTGATGTCGATTTCCAAACTACAAATCTGACGAATCAAAGCCTCCGTTCCGATATCCAGCTCAACATCGTCGGGGTACTTGGACATCCAATACTTACGGCGCTGTTCAAGTTCGATATACATAGAAGGCGTGTATCCGGGACCCCAGAACACAACGACTTCCTCCGGCACTTCGATATCATCATCCGGTTCTGTTATGATGGATTCGACAGGTTCCATACTTGTGTACTTTGCGGGTTCTAGCCATAGAGCGTCCTCGGCTTTCAGCGTGTCGTCATATGACATATTCGCAAATTTCGTACCGTTAATCTTGCCCATATAGCTTGTCATAATGGAACGAGGAGTACTTTGTTTTTCTGCTGCGTCAAACAGCTTCTCGCTCCAATACAAATCCAGCTTACGGCACATTTGCCGTACAGCCATTTTTGTATCTTTACATTCTGCAAGATAGGCGTTGAACATCTTGTCAACACACTCCTTGCAGTACGGCAGATAACCGGTTCCCCTGTAAAGGAATCCGTAACTTACAGGGAAATATCCCTTAAGTCTGCCGTATGCAGTACCGCACTTCCGGCAAATTGAGCTGGAAGCATTTACTTCGATAGCCGCCATTATAAATCACCATCCGGTTCAGGTTCAGGCATTGGCTGCTCTCCCAAAGAAACCTCGTACAGCTTAGCTGCCATACGAAGGTCATTGCCGTATGAAAACTTCGGGACATAATGAGCTTCAATCTCACACCATTCACCGGAGTTCGGTTCTTTAGTGCGTCTTGCCGCCCGGTAATGCAGCCCAAGATTACCAAAACCTTTGATGCTAATTTCTTCGCCGTTCTTGATTGCGTCAAGAATAACAGCGAGACATGCGTCTATGATGTTTGCAGTATCGTCAACTGTGTAGAGAACATTCTTATCCTGTTGCTTAATGTGGAAATCGGCAGCGTTGCCATCCTCATCAGTAATATGGAATGTATGTTTCTTCACAGAAATCGGTTTTCTCATGTTGTTTACACGCAGAGCTTCGGTCACTCTGCTAATCAATTCCTTCTTATTCATGTGATTCTCCTTTTCTTCTTCAAAGTTCATTACATATCTGCAAAGCCCTTTTTGTCGGGAACGGAGATATCGCCATTAGAGAAGTACATGCCAATCTGTTCGTCGGCATCGATATCGGTATAAAGGCGAACCATATCAGAAGACTCCCAGGCGACGATGCTTTGGATAACGCCGTCAGGAATTCCGGCTCTAGCCAGACTGGTGGTGAAATAGTGCCGAATGCTGTGTGCGTAAAAATCCTTGCCGCTCATGCGAGTAAAGGTGTTCGCCCAGCTATTAACAGTTGCGATACCAATCTGTTCAGTCGGATTGGACTTAGACGGGAATAGCCATTCACTTTCAATACCAAGGCGTTTTCGTTCAGCCAACCATCTATTAAGATAGGGTCTAAACTTTTTAGCCAAGGTATAGCAAGGAATGTACTTACCGCCGCCACGACCTTTTGTCTTAATCGGAGAACTCTTATACAGAGCACCACCGCAAACAAGTTTGTCGTCGTTGAAATCGCTCACCTTGAATCTACATAGTTCAGACTTACGCCGACCACTGTACATAGCCAAGGCAAGATAACAAGCTTTCTCGTATTCTTGCTTTTCGATAAGCTTGTCGAGCAGGTCTTCCAGTTCGTCATCTTCCCAAACGGTTTTCTCACGGACAGGTTGCAGTGCAGGATTCTCAATCTTCCTAACGATTGAGCGGAACCCACGGAACTCAGGCTCATCATCCAAAATGGCCTCCACGAAGTTGCTTAGGGATGAGATTGCAGCCTTAAGTCTGCGAACACGAGAAGGACTATTCTGATTTTCGTTAATCAACCAGTTCTGATATGCAACAAGGTCTCGCTTGGAAATATCCACAAAGAACTTATTGCGTGCATTCTTGAGAACCCAGACAAAGAAAATGTCCAAGTCGTTGGAGTAGCCGGCGATTGTGCCAGGGCTACGCTGGACAGACTTCAGATATTCAAGGAAGTCGTTCTTTAATCTGGTGTTTTCGGGGTTGATTTGAGCAATGAGCTCGGGGCTCGTAATGGAATTCATCTTTGTTTTGCGTGACATACAAGCCACCTCCCTCGTTGTAATTAAAGTGGCGGACCCTGCAAGGCTTGAACTTGCGACCCACGGCTTAACAGGCCGTTGCTCTACCGACTGAGCTAAGGGACCGTGTGTAGTGCATAAGGCGTGACTCGAACACGCAGCGGACTTATTTATGTATCTCGTCTCTTCCCAGTATTTCATGGGAGTGGCTACCGATTACACCACTTATGCACCTATTAAATTGTGAATGGCGACTCCGAACGGACTCGAACCGTCGACCTCCAGCGTGACAGGCTGGCGTTCTGCGCTACTGAACTACGAAGCCGTATATAAAAGCCGGGGTGCCGTAGCACACCCGACTGTGAACTGGTTGCAAATGTCGGAGTCGAACCGACGCCTCGAAGCTTATGAGGCTTGTGACTTAACCGTTTGTCCTATCTGCAGTATGGTGGGAAGAGCTGGTATCGGGCCAACCTATCTGGATTTTCAGTCCAGCACACATCCGTCTATGTCATCTTCCCGAATCGATGGTGACGCCGACAGGATTCGAACCTGCGCATATAAGGATGAAAACCTTATGTCTTAACCGCTTGACGACGGCGCCATATTGGTGGGCTAGGTTGGACTCGAACCAACGCAGGATTAACCGGCGGATTTACAGTCCGCTGCCATTGCCTCTAGGCGACTAACCCAAATAGAAAACCGCCCCATATTGCAGGGGCGGTATATGTAAATAGTGGAATTAGCTTGACCTCAAAAAATTAAGAGGCATCGCATCTCAAACGATATTCTGCGTCTACGCCGTATGCGGGATT